GTGAACAAGAGGAGGTTGTCGAGGATCATGGGTTGCTCCTAGGTGACCTGAGCTTCGTTAGAGAGGATGGCGTCGCAGGTTCTTACCGGGATGCCACGGAAGGTTGTGATCGGCTTGCCGTCGAACTCTTCGATTCGAAGCAAGACGTTCGTCTTGTTCATCGCCTGAAGGTCCAGATACGTGCGAACGACGCGGTTGGCGTAGATCACCGTCCGCCCCATGTTGGCCCGGACCTCTGGAGTGTCGGAGGTCTGAACCGTAGCGGCGGAAACCGGGGCAGTGGGCAGGCGATAGAGACCTCGAACTAAGAGGTTGATCAGATTGGCCGCGCTGACGCCGGTCAGTTGTGTTACGTCAATGTTCGCAATTCTAACGACGTAGCGCCAATCTCGTAGAACAAGTCCAATCTCCCATTTAAAGTGATCACGGTAAGCTTGGTAGGTGTTTGAGCTCGTGTCCAACACTGGCCATTCACCCATATCTCGATGTTGCAGGCCTGTGATCTTTCCTTTGGGGAAAGTGGCGTGGAGGGTGTCGTCTCCCCACACTGTGGTCCAGATAGAGGTGTTGGTTGAGGCGGCGCCTCCTCCATCGAGGACGTTGTAGGCGGTGTTGGAGTTCTGGGTGGTTTTGGTGCTGTACCTCGCAGCGAGTCCGGTGAACCGTTCGGGGTTGATGAACTGGTTCCCGTAGATGAGCGTGGCTGCGACCTGCTGAGACATTCCCTCAAGGAAGGCTTTGACTTCGGAAAGTCGAAACTCAGCTGTGTTTCCATTGAGATCCGCGATGTCCTTATCGATCACGCTGTAGGTTTCCAAGTTACCACAGGTATCGGTAATTTGAGCGGTGGTTGACTTGGCGCTTGGGACTCCTAAGTTCAACAGGCGCCACGTAGCTTGTGGGAGGCCTGTTCTGATGGTTGTCTTGTGACCGGTGGGCAAGTTCCCTTCGACGACCAACATATCCTCAAGGATTTCGTTGGTTTGAGAAAGGAGTTCGATGATCCGAGCGACTTTGTAGCCGTCGTCCATGCGCTTGGCCCAGTCGGCGTAGGTCAGCGCAGTTGCGCCAATCGTTGCCTGTGCCATTGGTTATCCTCTTGATGGAAGGTTGGGATAGATAGCTTGCGCTGCGCTAGGCGCTCCTTCACCGGGACGGCGCATGCCGTCCAGACTTGGACCACCACCACGAACTGGGCCACCTTCGGTTAACCGTTGGGCGACGCGAGCAAGGAATTTCACTACCGCAGGATGATTGCCTGCGCCGGTGTAGTCCATAGCTTCGCGGAACCCATCGGTCAAGTTAGCATCACCAAGTGAGTCGAATAGTCTTCCTATCGAAGCCCTGGTGCCGTTCCACTTCGAACCGCCGATTTCGGGGTCGGAGTTGATCTGAGATTTCCATTCGTTCTGCTTTGTCTCGTAGAACTCGGCCGGAGCGTTGTTCATTTGCTGTTGTAATTTGACGTAGAAGTCGACTAGCTCTTGAGCATAGGATTGACTGAGACCACCCTTCTTGGCGAGAGCACTGAATTCACCCGTAACTTCTTGGTCGAGGACAAAGCCTTCAGGGGCCTTAAAGTCCTCGTACTTCTCGGGGGCGCCCTGTGTCGGACTTTCTTCATTAATGAGGGATTTGGGAGGCTTCGCAGACGCCGGCGCATCAGTCTTCGTCTCGCTCGATGGGACTATAGTCGCCGGGGTTGGTGGTGGGCGAACTATCGTCTCTGTAGCCGGGGTGGACGTAGATGGGGATGATATCTCCCCCGTTGGCGTCCTTGTCACTCCTGCTACGTCTGGCGTCGTCGGTTGCGGATCGGGCATTTGCTTCCCTCATCATTTGGATGTATTCGTCGGGGCAGATTGCGTGGATTTTTCGGAAGATAAGCTGTCCGACGTCGAGCTGCCCACATCCGAAGGCAGTGAGATGCGGATCAGGTGAAAATGGTTGGTCAAACACGTGACAATAAAGGAGGAGGTCGTATACATAAGCCCGACCATCAGCCACGCCCATAATGGAGTGAATGACGGTGTCGTGGGCCTCGTCGAGCGCCTTAGCGACACGACGTTGGATGGCGATGTGACGTTCGTTCGAAGCGTCATATTCTGTCACTGAGCAGTCCCACCAAGAGGAGATACCCCTGCGCCGGGGGACATTGCAGGCTGTGCGGCAGGCTGCTGTTGTGGTTGAGCGCCCTTCAACGCAGAGAGTATCTCCTCAATCTTGTCGAGAGATTGACCGGTCTGGGCGTGGGATTGACGGGCCTTTGCGATATGGGCTTTGAGTGCGGCGTGCTTATCGGCCATAGAATGTCTCCGTCATTTCGTAGCCGGGGAGGTTCAGTCGGAGCTCTTTGTTGGTCGCTCGACGCGCTTCAACAACGTCCCAACCAGGGTGGTCAACAGCATGTAGGCGCCATGCCCTCATCGCGGAAGTGGCAAGGTAGCCCATCGTGCTAATATAGCCACCTTCCTTGCAAGCAACTACTGAATACCAACGTCGTTTAGCCACCCAAACCTCCTGCCATTCGTTGAAGTGCGTTCTGACCCCCACCGACGTCCGTCTCGGAGAGGTTCTTTGCGCCCTGAGAGAGTTTCTGAGCTTGGTCGGCGGCGGCTGCTTGCTGCGCTGCCTGTTGCTGTTGGGCGCGCTGCTGTCGGATCTGTTGGAGTTCGGCTGGCGAGCGGATCAGCTTGGGATCATTGTTGAGCAGGTGGGATGCTTTCATGATCCCATAGTCGGTGTCCACGACGTCGATGGCCTCTGGCCGTACACCCTCTAGTTGGCCAACCATCTGCATGATCCGCTCTATTCCAGCCATCTGCGCAGCATCCTGCGCAAGCTCAAGCATCGAGACGAAGTCGATTTCTATGTTTTTTCCTCGGATTTCTTGGGGAGCGGGAGGGAAGATGCCCGCTCTGGATGCGATTGCAAAAGTGCGTTCAACAGCCGGTTTGAGCCCCTCGAAGCAGAGTCTCTCGAGAACTGGTCCCAGCATAACCATTGATTCGGATCGGCGTGCATCAATCTCCGCTGCCGTAACGTTGCTTCTCGTTTCATACTGGCTAATTGTTTGGAAGAGATTGTTGTAGAATGTCTCTTTGATTCGCTCTCGGACTTCAATGAGATCCTCCTTCATATCGGAAAGGTTGGGATTGACTTGATATACTGGTGCAAATCCAACCCGGCCTTGAGACACCATGCCACTAATATAAGTGATGCCTCCCGGCAGGAGAGAAGCAGGTTGGTTCTTGAGCTGGATATCCGCCACCATCGGCGGGTTGACTTGTTTGTCAATGCCTTGGCCTTTGCGTTTTACTTCGAGTTGGAGCTGCTTGACATCTGGGAGAGCATCCATCCCGGGGCTTCGTCCATAGGGATCATTAGAAACGAGGTCCCATCGAACAGCGAGATATGGCTGTTCATGGAACCCACGCTTGCGTAGGATGCCAGGAGGGGACGAGGCTCCCCCTTGAGGTGAAGCGGTACCCATCCATTCCCAATAAACTTCTCGATATTTGAAGTGTTCGGGGATACCGAACTTTCTGGCGTCGTCATTTGGTTCGACTCCGTGGGCTACGACGAGTTCGCGGGTGAGACTAGCACCACCTTCTTTATAAAGCCTTGCAGTGGAAGGTGATACGGCGTCAATGCCAAACTCCCTAACACATTGGTCGATTGTAAGCGTAAACTCCCGATACATAACCGCAGGCCAAAAACTCTGGTCATTGTCGAGATAGAATTCACCAAGACAGGGGTTATAACACCTAATAACATTATCGTAGTCCTCGTAGATGATCATCACTCCGGTGCCGAAGATGACAAGGTCGAAGTAGAGGACGGCCATTGCCGGATAGAAGTTGGACTCTTGAAAAATCAGGTTGAGGATGCGCTCACACTCAGAGAGCCAGAGGGAAGTGGGTGAGGTCATCGTGGAGTCTTCTCGGCCGACCCTCAACCTGAACCAACGCTTGGTTGGATCTGTGCAACCGGTCATCATTCCCGCAGCAAGATTACGAGCAGCAAGACTACCAGTAGAATCA